CCGAAGACTGGACGCAGTGGAGTCAGGAGATGCAGGATTACTGCGAGCAGGATGTCCGGGTAACCCATGCCCTGTTCCAGCATCTCATGGGTAGCGTCCCTAGTAAGCAAATGCTTCTTCTTGAGCACGAGTTTGCCAGCGCTATTCGTGTTCAGGTTGCCAACGGATTCCCCTTTGACGAGGACAAAGCCAGAGAGCTTGCAGCTACCCTGATGAAGAGACGGGTGGACCTTGAAGCAGAGCTACAGGAGCTGTTCGAGCCAAAGGTAATCCCTACCAAGTCTCCCATATGGAAGACCCCGGATGGTAACACATGGAAGACTAAGAAGAGCGCGGTAGAAGCTGGCAACAAGCCGGGGGATGTTTTCAAGGAGGGATACAAAACCAAATCAATACCCTTTAACCCGGGCAGCCGTGACCAGATTGCTGAGAGACTTATGGCTGACGGGTGGAAGCCCAAGGCTTACGAGGGCAAGCGACCTGAGATAAACGAGGTAGTCCTGAAGGAGATAGGCACCCCGGCTGCTGACAAGCTGCTGGAATACCTCCTCGTCCAGAAGCGTCTAGGCGCACTGGCTGAAGGAAAGAATGCTTGGATGGGTATGGCAAAGGACGGGCGCATCCATGGTAATGTCAATACCCACGGCACTTACTCTGGACGCTGCTCACACTCTAGGCCAAACCTAGCACAAGTCCCGGCTACCCGTGCTCCCTATGGGGGCGAGTGCAGAGAGTTGTTCACCGCCCCAAAGGGTAAGGTGCTTGTCGGCGCGGACGCCTCGGGCATCGAGCTGCGCGTGTTGGCTCACTACCTAGCCCAGTGGGACAACGGTGCGTATGCTAAGACCATCGTAGAGGGAGACATACACACCGCTAACCAAGAGGCCGCTGGCTTGAGCACACGCGACGAGAGTAAAAAATTTATATATATGTGGTTGTATGGTGCTGGTAATAAGGCGCTTGGAGAGATTGTAGACGGAGGAGAACGAGAAGGAAGAGCACTCAAAGAGCAGTTCCTTCGCAAGATACCAGCCGTCCGCAACCTGATGACCACGGTAGAGTCCAAGGTGACTACGAGCGGAACCATGCAGGGACTGGACGGTAGAATCCTTCCGGCCCGGAAAGCGTTCTCCGCTCTCAACCTCCTGTGTCAGTCAGCGGCGGCGGTGATTATGAAACAGGCGCTCATAGAGTTCACCAAAAATACAAGCTTCCTGCACGGCGGTAAGCCCCTCTACGAGATGCACGCTAACGTCCACGACGAAGTCCAGTTCTCCTGTGACCGGACTCACGCAACAGAACTGGGTCAGTTGTTTGTTACGAGCATTAAGAAAGCCGGGGAGATTCTCGGGGTCCGTTGCCCACTAGACGGGGAATACAGCATCGGAGCTAACTGGAAAGAAACACACTAATGAGCACACTAATAGTAGATGGCGATATGCTCGCCTACAGAGCGGCCTTTGCCAGCGAGTATGAAACCAAGTGGGACGATGACCACTGGACCCTGCTGTCCTCAGAGACAGAGATGAAGGCTGAGGTAGAGCGGTTCTTTGAGAACCTTAGCAAGACGCTGCGGTCTGATGACATCCTTCCAGTCTTCTCTCCCAGAGAGAACTTCCGGTTAGACATATTCCCTGCCTACAAAGCTAACCGCAAAGACAAGCGCAAGCCTCTAGGGCTACGCTGGCTAGTCCAGTGGATACAGAGTAAATACAACGGTATCATGGCAGAAAACATGGAAGCTGATGACCTTATCGGTATCCTGTGCACCCGGAACCCTACCAAGACTGTAGCTGTGTCCGGGGACAAGGACTTCGGCACCCTGCCTGTCGCTTGGTATAACCCTCTGAAGGACGTTAAACAGATGAACAGCCCACAGGAGGCGGCTAACTTCCATCTCATTCAGACACTGGCAGGGGATTCTACTGACGGGTATATGGGGGTCAAAGGAATCGGTGTGGTCACCGCCAAGAAGCTCTTAGACAAGGATGGATACACATGGGACACCGTGGTCAAAGCCTACGAGAAGGCTGATATGACTGAGGAAGACGCCTTGCTAACCGCTAGGCTGGCCTACATCCTCCACGACAAAGACTACAACGAAGAGACAAAGGAGATAAAGCTATGGGAACCAAGATAAAGGGGACCGCTGAAGAGAGGAAACAAATCCCTATTTATAGGGGTTTTATTAAGTATTTCCCTGACGCCATTGTTGAGGTCGCTAAGCAAAGCGTCCAAGGGAATCTCCAGCATCACCCAGAGGCAGACATCTTCTGGGACAAGAGCAAGTCTACGGACGAGCTAGACGCCCTGATGCGCCACCTGATTGAAAAAGACTGGGCGGCAGTTGCGTGGAGAGCGCTTGCAAATCTCCAAAGAGAGTGCGATAAACAGCATATAGAGTAGGTATATATGGAACAGGAAAACAATTTTCCCTTTATCCCAAAAGAATTGCTCACAGCTTTGAAAGAACGGTTCCCTAGACAAGACTTTGGCCCCGGAGAATCTCTACGAGAGTTAGATTACCACTATGGGCAACGGTCGGTTATCAGATTCCTTGAAAACAAGACTGAAGAGCAAATGGAAAACTCCTTAATAAATATACCAGACATCTAATATGTGTTTAAGCAGACCAGACCCACCACCGATGCGCCCCACACCCCCTGAACCAGAGCTAGCTGAGAAACCTACTGACGAAGTCAAAAACGTAGAGACAGCAAAGCGTAAAAAGGTTACGCGGAGAGGTGGGGCAAAGTCTTACACCATTAACCGCACAAGCCCGAATACAGGTTCTCAAGGTGCAGGAGCGCGTATGGGATAACCATTTAAAGTTATGATAATTTACGGAAAAACAATTACGAACCCCGCGCAGGGGTCGAACACAGACATTGACTGGAACGGAGGGACTGGAATGTTTGCCGTTACTGGTTCAAACTTCCAAAGCTCAACAGTTAAACTCCAGCATAAAATTGGAGACACTTACTTAGACATCGGTAACGAAGCTAACTTCACCACCAATGGAGCCACTCTGTTCACCACCTCGGCTAATAGCCTTCGGGTAGCAGTAGATGGCAGCGGAAGCACTCTGGCTGCTGTTGTAGAAGTGCAGCCTGTTTACGAAAACAAAGCTCTTTAATTTATGTCACGCGTAGACGCTAAAACAAACCCGTTAACCAAAGGATTAACGCAGAACCTATTCAAGATTCCGTTTACGCGTGACAAGAGTATCAAGTTCGACGGGTCGGACGATGTAATTACCACTAGCGCCGACAGCACGCTGGCCACTAAAACTTACAGCTTCTGGGCGCGGACAAATAAGACGGCAAGAAACGGGGTCTATGACCACGGCGGAAGTGTAGGCGGGGTGTTTTTCTTTAACTGGGGGGACAAGCCCATTCTTTATAACGGTAGCGGCTATTATATTTTTTGGGAAGACAACCCAGCACAAGATGACGGACTTTGGCACCACTGGCTCCTTTATCAAAAGCACGATGACATCGCTGCGAGTAAGCTGTATTGCGATGGTGTTCTACAGACAGTTAGCTCGACCTCTACCGGAGATGGCGCTGGTACTGCTTTTACAACAGGCCTTCAAATTGGCTCTCAACACTATGCGTTTGACGGCTCCCTAGATGAGTTCGCAATATTTAATGGGGACCAATCAGCACTAGCCGACGAACTATACAACAACGGACGCCCGACGAACCTTAGCAGTTACTCCACGCTTGACCACTGGTTCCGCATGGGTGAAGGCAAGCTGGGGTCTAAGAGTGACGGGGAGAGCAACCTTCTATTTGACCAAGGACCGAATGGTGGTCTGAGTAGTGAGCTAACGGAGGCAAACCCGTTTGTTACAGGCAACTGGGTTACATTTTCCGGATGCACTAAAAGTTTCCCCGCAGGAACACCTCGCGTCAGGGTTGAAAACTCTTCGGGTTCGGACTCACTCGGCGCTCACTGTTTCCTACCTCCACCCGGAGCACTTACACAAGCCATTGCCGTTGG